CATTTGTACATATCTTGGTTTAAGTACAACTAATGTTTCGCCATATGGGTTTATGTATCAGCCAGGTAATGTGATCCCTATTGGTATAGTGACAATGCTAACCCAATATGCAAACACTCTTACGGTGGTAAATAGTTTCAGTGCCGGAACAACTCGGTTTAAACCAGTTTCTGGTTCATTAGAATCCGAAACTCCTTCGGCCGGAACTCAAACATATTCTTCTACATGGAACGGTCCTTTAGTTCATGATATTTCCGTGACATGGGCTAATCAAGCAGCAATGAATGCTTTCTTTAATGCTGGCGGCCAAATTCAATTTATTCCATCATTAACTAGTCCGTTGACCGGTCGTGATTTTGATGTTCAGGCATTCTTAGCAGCACGCGGAACCGTTACATTCAGTGTAACCGGGACAGTCGATTCGGCTAGTGATACTGGATCAATTGGTTTGTATAATTTGACAACTACGTCACAGCAAATATTTACATTTTCTGGTTCTAGTGGTGATCCAGATGGTCAAGATACATATTCAATTAATGCATATTTGGTTGGGACTGATCAAATTAATTTTGTGATTAATTATGGTAGTGCTGGAACATTATATGGTGGTGTGGGTGGAACACTACATTCAGTGACTTCTGTAGTTCGTCCTTTACATACAATACTTGATAATCCTGTGATTGCTTGGCCTACGGTAACATCTTCAGCAATCACTACATAACATTTTGTAGTTTTATAATCTTACAAACCCTAGCTCAGTCTAGGGTTTGTGGTATAATATATAACATAAAAGCCCATAAGAGGTTATAACATGTCAGAAGAACAAAAATACCATGACGAGCGTTTAGAACAAGCTCTTGATAAAAGTCGATATAAGTATACTCTCACTCTCCAACGCCAAAACTGCAATCTAAAATATAAGCAAGCTTTAGCCTTTGCTGAAAATGGCGGGACATTTCATATCACTGAATCATTGATTTCATTTGTTGGGACATTGATCCAAAGGAATCAAGAAGAAGCAATTTTGATTGACATTAATAATAATCCTATTCTCATAGAAAATCTAGAATCATTTATTGATAAGATTATTGATCGATACTATCAGGCCACTAATGAATATTTGTTAGAATATAAAAAAATCAGATCAGCCCGGAGTGTTTCTCCAGCATTAGAATGGTAATTTTATATGTCTAAAGGAATATTATTTTTTGCTTCTAATAATACAAATGTCAATTATCTAAAAATCGCATATGCTAATGCACTAATGTGTAAACGAAATTTAGGTAAAGATTTATCTATTTCGGTAATTACCTCTTCTAAAAGTATAGAAGAAAATCTAAATGATAAATCAGAAATCGAAGCCATCTTTGATAAAATTATTATAGATGATAGGACTACTGGTGCTGATAACATTAGAAAATATTCTAATACACAGTATTGGTCAATCAACGATAAATTCATTAATACAAATAGAAATTCGGCTTATGCGCTTTCGCCATATGATGAAACTCTATTATTAGATGTAGATTTTCTAATCCAAGATTCATCATTGAATAATATCTGGGGTAGTGTAGAAGATTTCATGATCAATGATCAAGCTATAGGCCTCGATCATTGTCCATTACTCGGTGAAGAATATAGGCTTAATCCGACCGGCATCAAAATGGTCTGGGCAACCGCAATCTATTTTAAAAAAACAGAACAAGTTAAATTGGTTTTCGATCTTGTCTCATACATCAGAGATAACTGGAATTATTACAAATTGTTGTATGGGTTTGGCGGGTACGTATTTAGGAATGATTTTGCTTTTTCTATAGCACTGCATATACTAAATGGGTTTTTAGAAAATGATGAATTTAAAAAATTACCTACTCCATTTATCTTGACTTCAACAGATCGGGATTGTCTTCATAAAGTAGAAAAAGATAGTATTACTATCATGTTCAATGATCTCGGATATAAAAACCAAAACCATGAACATGCTTTTTATATTACAAAAATTAAAGGACATAATATTCATATCATGAACAAGTTATCATTATTGAAATTTGTTGACCAATTGATTGAGATTTATAAAGATGAGTAAAGGATTTTTCACAATTGCTCAAGGTGATGCATATATCAGATTAGCGTATGCCTTGGCTTTATCACTTAAGCTATCTCAACTCGAATATTCATCCTTATCAATAGGAATCACACCTGGGACTACAATTGATCCTCAGTATAAGAACATATTTGATCAGGTCATTGAGATCCCCTGGGGTGATCACGCGGCTTCCTCTGATTGGAAATTGGAGAATGAATGGAAAGCAATCCATATGTCTCCGTATGATGAGACTGTTAAGCTTGATGCTGATATGTTATTCACTACAGATATCAGTTTATGGTGGGATAGTCTTAGCAAATCAGATATTGTTTTTACTACATCAGCCTCTACATACCGGAATGAGAAAGTAGAATCTGATTATTATAGAAAAGTTTTTACCGCTAATAATTTACCAAATGTATATACTGCTTTTTTCTATTTTAATAAATCTGATAATGCATTCGAATTATTCAAATTAGCAGAGCATATATATTACAATTGGCAATCATATTTTGCAGAGTTTTTGGAACCAGAAACAAGACCTACTTTTGTTAGTACTGATGTAGTCTTTGCTATAGCGGCTAAAATTTTAGATACGGAACAATTAAATAATAATTCATATTTAGAAATTCCGACTTTTGTACATATGAAGACTCAATTACAAAAATGGAATCTAGAAGTAAAAGCTCCTAAAATTCCAGAGGATTGGAATAGTGTAATCCAATCTTATTTTACTGAAGATGGCGAATTGTTTATTGGTAATTATAAACAAACTTTACCTTTTCATTATCACTTAAAAGACTTTATCACGGATCAAATGATCGAAACCATGGAACGGAAACTCGGGATATGAATGATTGGTATCTATATGTAGAAAAAAAATCATTGAGGATTAGAAGAAATTCACCAATGCTAAAACAAGATGATGAATGTCATATTATCAGAATTGATCCAGATTTAGGTTCCAAACTGATTCACTCTCCTCATTTATTAAATCAATATGTTGTATATTTTGATGGTGACAAAGCTCACCTGATAGAAAAAGAAAAAACATCTGAAGCGGTCAATCAGTTTTTTTATACTCCGATTCTGTTAAAAGAGAATGTTCCTGATCCTGAAATAACAGTAACTATAAAAGCTAACCAAATGACTATTGAGCTTAAAAAAGAATTAATCCAATATGCTTGGTCTTTATATGGGACACTAGAAAAAACTAAACAATATATAGAATATTATGTTTCGTCTAAGAACAATCCAAACAAATTAATAGAAATTATTAAAGTTAATATGATGGACTTATCTCAATCCAATGGAATAATGGTCTATGACTTTAAACACGATATCACTAAGGTCAGTATTTTCACGAGGAAAGTATTTGAGACATATGGATTAGTGATAAAATAAATATTCAATAAAAAAATAATATGAAACAACAACTATCAGAATTTGATACATTTTATATCTCGTATGATGAGCCGAAGTGTGAAGAAAATTGGGCTAATCTATTAGAGAAAGCACCCTGGGCTAAACGGGTTCATGGTGTGAAAGGATTTGATGCGGCCCATAAAGCTTGCGCAGACCAAAGTGAAACTGGCCGATTTATCACAATAGATGGTGATAACATAGTCGATGAAAAGTTATTTGATTTGGTTATAGATATTCCAGAAAAATATAAGAATTGTGCATTCAGCTGGAACTCGATCAACAATATCAACGGTTTAGTTTATGGTAATGGCGGCGTTAAATTGTGGACTCGTGATTGGGTTCATAATATGAAATCTCATGAGAATGCAGTAACAGAAGAAGAAAAATTAGATTTTTGTTGGGATAAAACGTATCTTCAATTAGATTCAGTTCTATCGATAACACACCCAGAAGGATCAATGTTCCAAGCCTTTCGAGCAGGATTTCGTGAAGGATGTAAAATGACACTCAACGAGGGAGCCAGAGTGGACCCCGTGTTGATTTCTAAGGTGGTATATCAGGAAAATTTACGACGTCTCCTGGTGTGGTCCTGTGTTGGCGCAGATGTCGATAATGGGGTAGCTGCTATCTACGGAACTCGCCTCGGGATTTGTATGACTAATCTGGATCCAAACTTTGAACTTTCCAACATTAGTGATTATGAATGGTTTAAAGCTTTTGGTGAAGAAGAATTAGCCAAATTCAAAAGTTCGTCTAGGCTTGAAACCAATCAGCTACTAGGCGAAGAGTGCTTTGCGCTTGGAAGTAAAATTAAAAAATACATAGGATTGGAATTATGCATTTATAATCCATCGCAAAGCAAATTCTTTAAAAGCGTACAAACTATTCAACATTCGCCATGGTCTATGGCTATCGAAGCAGAACTAGGATTATAATGGAACAAGAAAAAAGCCCCAACCAAATAGCGATGGATGGGTATTATAAAATGCGTGATGAGGTGATTAATAAAGTGTCACCTACATTCTGTACTGCTAAGTGGCTTCAATCTACAATTTATTTATGGAATGGATATACTCATTCATGCCATCATCCATCGGCCCACAAAGTAGAAGCTTCTGCGGTTGAAGCCGATCCTAAAGCCCTACATAATACTCCAATTAAGTTTGTTGCTAGACAAGATATGCTTAACGGGGTTCAGACACCGGAATGTAATTACTGTTGGAACATCGAGAATGCTGGTAATCATTTAAGTGATCGGACGTATAAAAGCATTTCTCCTTGGGCCATGGATAGTATGAAGACTGTTCTTGATTCGGGTATTGGTAAATATATCAATCCAACCTATGTTGAAATAGCATTCGAGAATACCTGCAATTTCAAATGTACATACTGTACACCAGATGTGTCTTCAAAGTGGACAGAAGAAATTGAGAGGTATGGTCCTTATACTTTGTCTGATGGAAAGATTCATGATATCCAATGGATGAAATCGGCCGGAAGATTTCCAATTAAACGAGATGATTACAATCCATATGTCGAAGCTTTCTGGAAGTGGTGGCCTGAACTGGTTCAAACTCTCAATGTATTTAGGATTACTGGCGGTGAGCCATTGCTCTCTAAACATACTTGGGCAGTGTTTGATTATCTAATCGAAAATCCACAGCCAAATTTAGAACTCGCTGTTAATACGAATTTGAATGTTCCTAGAAAACTAATAGACAAATTGGTTGAGTACACACATAAGCTCAAAGGTAAAGTAAAACAGTTTGATGTGTTTACTAGTTTAGAAGCAACTGGGTCTCAAGCCGAGTATATTAGATTTGGTTTGGTTTACGATGAATTTGTTTCTAATGTTAGATATTTTTTATCAAACACCGAAGATCAACAACGTCTACATTTCATGGTCGCTACAAATTTATTATGTGTCACTACTTTCCATAATTTTTTAGATCTTATTTTTACTCTGAGAACTGAATACAATGGCAATGATGCGCATAATAGAATCCCAATGATGATTAACTATATCCGTTGGCCCCAATATCTGAATTTAAGATCTTTACCAGATGATATTAAAAAAGAATATGGAGCTAAATGGAAAGAGTATGTTTATGCTCATGCAAAAAATACAAGTCCTAACAAAGCTGGTCGGATTTATTTAGAAGAGATCGATCAGGTAGAACGGCTAGTTGATTATATGAATGAGATAGATCCTGAGTTAAATAAAAATATGAAAGATTTTTTCATATATCATAAAGAATATGATAAACGTCGACATACCGATTTTCATGCGACCTTTCCAGAGTTGATTCCGTTTTATAACGAATGCAAAAACTTAGTAGAACCTATTGTTGATAATGCCTAAACCAATTACTGAATCATACCAAGATTATAAAACTAGGGTCTTAGATAATCTAAGTCCTAGTTTTTGCGGGGCCAAATGGTATAATGCCACTGTTTGGCTTGGGAACGGGATGACTACATCATGTCATCATCCACCGGCCCATAAAATCCCGTTAGAAGAATTAAAAGATAATTATAAGGCCCTCCACAATACCAAATACAAAAAAACACTTCGTGGTCAAATGATAGATGGAGTCCGTCCGGATGAATGTGACTATTGCTGGAAGGTAGAAGATCTGGGGATTACCCATGTTAGCGATCGGGTATTCAAAAGTGTAATTTACACAGATAAAGAACTTGAGTTGGCTTCTAAGATGGATCCTGAACAGGATGTAGATCTCAAAACATTAGAAATCGCATTTGATTCTAATTGTAATTTTGCGTGTTCATATTGTAGTCCTTCATTCTCAACAACTTGGATGAGTGATATTAAGGTTAACGGACAGTATGAACATTTGGTTAGCGATGGAGCAGCGGCTTTTCAATCTGATGGATCATGGGCACAGCCATATGGAATCAAGAATGAAAATAATCCATATGTGGTAGCTTTCATGGAATGGTGGGAGAAAGATCTTCAATATACATTGACTGAACTCCGGGTAACTGGTGGCGAAGCAATGATGAGCCAAGATTTTTGGAAGCTTATTGATTGGTGGAAAGAACACCCCGAGTGCGAAGTTCAATTTGCCGTTAATTCTAATTTGGGTGTTAATCAAAAACTAATCCAAAAGCTATGCGATACCTCTCATAGCTTTAAAAAATTTGTATTGTATACTTCTAATGAATCATTTGGTAATGCGGCCGAATATATCCGAGATGGACTGGTTTGGGGGTCTTGGCTAGGGAATATTAAAAAATTATTAAGTGAAGGAAATATTAAGCAGTTGAATATGATGATGACTATCAATAGTCTTTGTTTATTTTCTATTACTGAATTCATGGATGCAATGATTGAAATCAAAAAGGAATATGGCAATCATTGTGCTTTTATGAGCTTTAATATATTGAGATTTCCAAGTTTTCAAAGTGTAGTAACTTTACCGGAAAACTTTAGGCATGAACGAGCAGATCATTTAGAGGTTTGGTTGAAAGAAAATTGGTTTAATCAGCCCCAAACAAAAAGAGGCAGAGGCAGAGGCAATCTTCATCAAATGGAATACGAAGGATTGGAAAGATTAATCGCATATCTTAGAGAAATTCAAGTTGGGCATGATTATACATCCAGTATAGAATCAAGACAACGGGATTTCAAAAGTTTCTTTACTCAGTATGATCAACGAAGAGGAAAAGATTTCAAAAAGACTTTTCCTATGTTATCTGGATGGTATGATTCTATCCCAGTTACGAAAACAATCCCGATTCAATTAATAAATAATATTTCCGAAACTGAAGGATGGATTGCTGAGCCATGTAAAGCTAATCCAGGTTCACAAGATTATATTCAACCAGGAAAATAACAATGCGTGTTGCTGTATTATTAACTGGACAGCCAAGAACATTTGAAACGGCTGCTCCAGGAATTCTTAGATATTTTTCAAAGGCTAATCCGGATTATTTTATCCATGTATGGAATCATGATACCACTAGATATCGTGATGCAGAAAAGAAAGGTGTTGTTACTACTAATCAAGTCCAAAAAGAGACCTTCAATAAGATTGTTAAATTTTATAATCCTATTTCTATTAAAATAGATGAAGATAAAAAATTTATTTATTCTAGTACTCTTCCACAATTATATTCTTTGATGCATGCTAACAATCTAAAAAAGAATTATGAATTAGTGAATGAATTCCAATATGATATCGTAGTCAAATGTAGATTTGATTTGATATGGAATCATAATTTATTTTTTGATCCTGTTGAACTTGTTCATAATTCTGCATATTTTTCATGGATTGACAATACTTATAATAATTCTGTTAGCCGACCTGGCAATTATCCATTTGCGCATGATCGTATATATTATGCTAATTCTATTGTGATGGATCATTTAGCAAACCAGTATAATAACTGTATGACACTATTAAAACGTAAGCCATCAAACGAGATGATATGTAGCCCAGAGGCATTATTATACAAATATTGTCGGGATAGCAATATCCAAATGAATGTAACTAATGCGCACGAAACAATAGTGCGGCACAATGCTAGTGGTCTACATCATATAACCGATTATCATAAAATCAATAAAATCCATGAGGACTTTTACATATCATGATTTTAATATCGCACCGGGGTAATACTGAAGGCCCATCAACTTTAGAGAATGATCCGACATATGTCGTAAACACTTTAAAAAAATACAACACCGAAATTGATGTATGGTACACCGAAGATGGATTTTATCTCGGGCATGATACTCCAACTTATGCCGTTCCGGTATCTTTTTTAAAAAAGAAAGGCCTTTGGTGTCATGCTAAAAATTTAGAAGCATTGATAGAACTAAATAAAAATCAAATCGAACACTTCTTCTGGCACGATACTGATGATCGAGTATTAACATCATCTGGTTATTTTTGGACCTACCCAGGAAAACAATTGTGCCAAAATAGTATTGCGGTCATGCCAGAAATCGGTATGGGTATAAATAATGTCCAAAGCAATATATATGGAGTATGTTCTGATTTAGTAGGAGCCATGTATGATTAAACTTGCCATTTTTGATATGGATGGAGTATTAGCAAATACAACTCATATTCATACTTCAGCATTACGAGATGCAGTATACACTCGGGTTCACGAGGAAGCGTCCAGGGAACATTACCTAACAGCTAGTGATGGTATCCGTACTACCAACAAATTGGAATGCCTGAGAGCGCAGTATGGTCTCTCTGATGAAATTGTTAAATCAATAGATGAACTCAAAGAAAGTTTGACATTAAATGCTTTCGGTTCTATTCAAAAGAATGAATTGCTTATATCTGAATTCTCAAGGATTAAGAACAAAGGAATACGTATAGCAATAGGATCAAATTCGAGAAGAGTATATGTTGATAAAATTATTCAATCACTTGGTCTATCAGAATTCATAGATTTTAGTATTGCTGGAAATGAAGTATTTAGATCAAAACCAGATCCAGAGATTTTTAATACTATAATGGCTCGTTTTAATATTTCTAATGAAGATACTATAATTTTCGAAGATTCCATTGCTGGATTGAAAGCAGCTCATGAGGCCAAAGCTAATGTAGAATTTGTAAATAACCGTACACTGATCACATTAGAGCAACTTAGAAAAATATGAAAATAAATTTGGTTATTCCTATGGCTGGAAAAGGAGAAAGATTTAAAAACGCTGGATATGAAGATGCTAAGCCATTCATCAGGTTTTTAGGTAAAACCATGATTGAGCATGTGGTCAATACCTTTCCAGTAGAGTCACATAAAATATTTCTGGTATTGAAAGAACATGAGGCTCTATATAATGCAACAGAATTTTTAACATCCAATTGGCTGGGTTCTGATGTAATACTAATCGACCATGTTACTGATGGGGCTGCCAGAACTGTGTTATTAGCAAAAGATCTAATAAACAATGACGATGTATTAGCTATAATGAATTCAGACAACATCATTCATTGGGATCCTAAAGCATTATCATTATTGTTAACTCATGATGGATTGATTATGACTTTCGAAGATGTTGATCCTAAATGGAGTTTTGTCTTACTAGATGATGCTGGTCTAGTTATTAAAGTGGAAGAGAAAAATCCTATTTCAACTCACGCTACTGCTGGATTATATTTTTGGTCTAATGGATCTAAGTTTGTTGAAGCCGCTGAATTGATGATTGATAAAAACATCAGAACTAATAATGAATTTTATGTGGCTCCGATTTATACACAAAATGCTGAATTGGGTCATAAAATAGCAATAAGCCAAGTGGATGAAATGCATGGTGTTGGAACTCCAAAAGATTTAGAAAACTATATCAATTCAATGATATAATAGGTATACGAAAAATAAAATAACATATGGCATTAGATATCATATTTTTAGTAGATGGGTCAGCACGCAGCATATCCAGATTCAACAGACATAAGAAAAAATATCCACACTTAAAAAAACTGATTACTTCAGATAAAGGAATTGTTGCATTTAAGAAAGCAGCAAAACTTTCTTTAACTTCCAATTTCTTTGTTGTTAATCATGAATTTGAAATTTTAGATTTTGAATTTGAGTATGCTGAATTTGATGAAAAATATTGTCATTCATGGCAATATGAGTTGATTGAATCTAATCCATGTGATGATTATAAAAGCGGGTTTGATGGAGTTTTTTTAATCAACAAAGAAAGAATTTTATCAGAGTTCACCACAAATATAAAGTACATTGACCGAATAGTATCTAAAAAAAGTTTACTTGATGTTATGGTTATATCAGAGAATGATCCATTAAACAATATAACTTTTGATATTGTTAAAAATATTGCGCCTGAAGTTAAAAGAGTTGACGCATCAAATAAGAAAGAAGTGTTAATAAAAGCTTGTGAGATCGCAGAGACGGATAATTTTTATGTTATTCATTGTGATTACATCCCGGAAGATTTTGATTTTAGTTTTGTTCCTCACTCTTATGATGAAAAATATATTCATAGTTGGGCCTGTGATTATGATCACAAAAGGCGATTCACTCATGATGGATTGTATTTAATCAATAAGAACACTTTTAAAAATTTAGATACTAGTAGACCAAATTTCGAATATGACTTTGGTGGGGCTGAAATCAAATTAATCGATGAAATAAAATGCAGTCATGTTCTTCAATCGGATGACATTATCTTCATATCATATGATGAGCCAAATGCACAAAAAAATTGGGAAGATCTAATTAATAGATTTCCATATGCTAAGTGTGTTCATAAAGTCGATGGGATTCTAAATGCACACATTCAAGCAAGTATTCTATCATCAACTCCAAGTTTTTACGTGGTTGATGGTGATTCAATAGTAGAAGATTTTTTTAAATTTGACCATATTAGGTTTGCTGAAGAAGAACAATATGTGCATATATGGAAATGTAGAAATCCAGTCAATGGCCTAGAATACGGATATGGCGGCATTAAATTATTCCATAAGTCAATGTTCAAAAATGCTAGTGATAAATTTGTCGATATGTCTACATTATTAGGAAGTGGTGTTAAACTTATAAATCAAGTCGCCTCAACTACTCATTTTAATTCAGATGAATTTCATGCTTTTCGTAGTGCATTTAGAGAATGCACCAAATTGGCTAGTGGAGTGATTAAAAATAGCGATCCACAATCAGAGCAACGTCTTAATACCTGGCTAACTGAAGCTAAAGGAGATTATTCTTTCTTTGTGTTATTGGGTGCTACATTAGGTGGTGAATATGGAATACGATTTGCTAATAGTATAAATGACCTATCTAAAATTAATGATTTTAAATGGTTAAATAAAAAATTCAGAGAACAACTAATGAACCTAAAAACACAAGAACTTCTGTATACCAGATACAACAAAATTGATACAAAAACAATAGTCAATCTCACTAGTCTTTTATATGATCCATCTATTGAAATTACTTTACCGGAGATCAGAGATTGTTTAAGTCGAGATCAATTGCTAAGTAAATTTTGGCTCATTGATGAATTGAATAATCTACATTTGGTTGACAAATTAAATATCTTGGTGTTGGCCGGATGGATTGGTTCACTGTCAAATTTCATATTTCAGTTATATGATAAACCAGAAAATATCCAGAAAATAGTCAGCTTAGATAAAGACCCCAAATGCGAGAAGATAGCAGACCTATTTAACATCGATAATGTCATTGATGGGTGGAGGTTTAAGGCGGCGACAGGAGACATGCTAGACATAGACTATGAAAGAACTACATGTCTAAGTGCTGCCGGTCACTTTGGTATCTCTTGGAACGTCCTAATCAATACTAGCTGTGAACACTTGGAGAGTATTCCTAAATGGTTTGAGAAAATACCAAAAGGCAAACTCGTAGTTGTACAAAGCAATAATTATTTTTCACACATTGATCATCATAGTAGTTCAGAGAGCCTAGAAGCATTCGAAGCCCAATGTACTTTTAGTAATATTCTGTATAAAGGAACATTACCATGTGAGCTATATGATCGATATATGATCATCGGAACCACATAAAGTTTTTTATCACTACTCAAAAAAGGAGCCATTAATGGCTCCTTTTTTGTTTTCTATAAATATAGAAATATAAGTGGTGCTAACTATGTCAGATCTTTCTTCGCTTCTTACCAATGCTAGTATTCAACAACAGTCTACTAGTGTGTTTGGGTCAAGTGTTCAAAATTTCAATAATCAACAATCTTTGAGTCAGCTTTATGACGCATCGGGGTCGAATGGAATATTTTCTTCGGGTGCTAGTTCACCAACAGGAATTCCATCTGGTGTCAGTACAGCAAACACAAGCGGAAACGGTGTTTGGAATTCAATTCGATATGCAGCAGACTTAGTTAAATTCCAACCAAAATTTAGATTTTTATTTAAAGTTAAATTCATTTTCAACGATCCATACAGCAGTCAATTCAATAGAGAATTCATGTATGTCATCAAAGAAATTGATAAGCCAAAAGTCACTTTCGAATATGAAGATGTCAATATGTATAACTTTAAAACCAGGATATTAAAGTCTATTAAGCATGAGCCTTTGAATATGGTTTTTCATGATGATATCCAAAATAAGGTTTCTGATTTTTTTAATGCATATCGAACTGCATATTCGCCAGTATCATCATTATCATATAGTCAAAGTTCATTGTTTGAAACATCTGGAATGAGTTTTACTACTCCCGGAACTACAGGAACATATAGTGCTTCTATGGGTTTACTGGCTGGTGGAAATAAGAACATTTTAAATTACATTGAGGTTGTTCAGGTTTATGCTAATGGATCTAGAATGAATACTTTCATTTTTAGTAATCCAAAAATTGAAAGTTTTGACTTTGATAATTTGACACATGAATCATCGGAAGGAAATAGTTTAGCTTGTTCATTTAGCTATGATGCATTGTATATGATGGATTCGCCAACATCAGGGACTCCATTATATGCATGGGGCCAATCTGATATTATCGGGAATGCTGAATCGGTTGGAAGAACTCCTTTTAGTTATACATTAATGGGCGCTGATAATACATCATCTAGTTCATCACAACCATTTTTGACATCTAGCCCTTCATCATGGATGCCTCAATTAACACCAGGTGTTGTATCATCTGCTACTAGTGAATTAGATATGGCCGGAGCTACAATTTCTTCAGCTACACCAATGATTGATCAGAGCACATCTGGAATTTCTAATCCATTTACTATCCCGCCAACATCCGGACAAGCTGCACAAATTAATAGTTTGGAAACATATACACCTAGTTCGCCAAATGTATTTACTATGGATACATCAGTATGACATCAAAAGGTTTATTCCATCCTAATTATCCAGAAAAATATGTAGGTAATGTAGAAAATATTACCTATCGGTCCAGTTGGGAAAAACGGTTTATGGAGTTTTGTGACAATAATATTAGTATTATGCAATGGGGTAGTGAAGAAATTCATATTCCGTATTTGAAGCCTACTACTAAAAAAATACATCGATACTATCCGGATTTTTTTATTATGTATAGAAATGCTAAAGGTGAAATGATACGAGAAATAATCGAGATTAAACCTTATAAAGAATCTGTGTTAACAAAAAAATCTAGTACATATGACAAAGTTGCGATTGCTATCAATATGGCTAAATGGAAAGCTGCTAAACAATTCTGTGAAAATCATGGTATGTCATTCCGCGTCCTCACCGAAAAATCATTATTTAGGACGGGTAAACCACCTAAAAAGGAAATAAAATGAAATTAACAGATAATCATCTAGAGTCTGTATTTGGTATAGAACCCGGAACAACTATTTCCAAAGTCCAAGATCCTAAACCAATGACTGAAATAGTCTCGACTAATGACACTGACACTTCATCATTAATCAATGAAGAAGATTTAGCTGTTGCTTCTCAGCTTGCTACAGTATATGGATATGCAATAGATGCATTTGAACAACAAACGCAAATGGTCTCTGAAGTTGATCCTCGTTTTGCTGCTCGGAATGCTGAAGTGGCTGCACAATATTTAAATATTGCATTGGACTCTATTAAATCAAGAGCTACTATCAGGCAAAATAAATTAAAAATGAAAATCGATGGGACAACACCAGGAACAGTTAATCAAAATTTAATAATTGCTGATCGAACAGAACTTTTGAAAATGCTTGGAGAAGCTTCAGACAAATGAAAACATTCAAACAATATATCACTGAAGTCGATAAGCCAAAACAAATTGATTCTGAAGATAAATGGCACCTCATTGATGCATTAAATCTTGTTAAAAAAGACTGTCAACAATTTCTTCATAAAGCTGCAACTAATGGAAAATTCCATCCTATATATCGAGGACTTACTAAATCGCCTTGGCCTAAATATGAAGTAAAAGTCAGACATAGTCCTAAAAATGAATCGACTGATAAAGAAATAAGAGATACCATTCGTGAAGTTTTTACAGACAAATTTGGAAGAGCATTTGGGTCTGATGCTATATTATGTTCTGGTGATCCAACAATGGTAGATGGAATAAAGCATTTGATATTTCCTATTGGTAAATTTGATTTCCTCTGGGCTGAAAAAATAAAAGATTTGAACTCTAGTCTAGGCCATAATGAACAAGAAGGCGAATTGTATTTCGATATGCATAATACCGAAAAATCAAAAGATAAAATAGTAAAAGCCTTTATTAAAGATAATGAATTTGTTCATAATAAAGATTTGATATTGTGCGCAGATAAAGGCCATGAGCTAATGATTGAATGCAAGTATTTTTATGCAATACCAACAAGCCAAATATTAGAACATTTTGAAGTATTCAAAAAAATGATAGGTGATTTGCATTTTAAAAAATCTCTCAAATCAGACTTATCGTAAATACTAGCTATACACACATTCACTCAATCTAAACAAATGAAAAAAAGATTAACACAATTTTTAGCTGAAATGAATTATGGATCATTAATTGATGAAGACAAATATCATAAGCTTGATCATGCAGATCAAACACTATACAAATACACGGCTGATGGATTTACATCTATAGATGGTTCACTTGATACATTAATAGAACGATATCCATATGATGGCGGAACATTATATAGAGGCTTCCATTTTGACAATCAAAAACAACATGATCAATTACTCAAAGATATTGAAGATGGATCGGTAGATTTTAAAGGACCGTCTTCATGGACTACGCATTTAAATACTGCTATAGGATTTGCAAAATCTAAAAAATCATATTTTCCAACTCTTGAATTGATGAAGGCTGAACGTGATATGAATGACCGCGGTGATCATATGACTGGATATGGTGGCATCGTTATGGAAACTAAAGTCGGGAAAAATATCGGGTGTGATGTAAGGAAAAGTAGTTTTTCTAAAGAAGACGAAGTAATTTTACCTGATGGGCATTACAAAATTAAATTGAAAGAATTAATTGAACCATTCCATCGCAAATACGATACCCCTGAAAAAGTTGTAGATATTATATCGCAATTAAAAAAAGCAAAGGAAACTAATTCGAATTTAGATAAACTTGTTGATTTTGTTAGAAGATCATGGATTAATAAATTAACACCTGAACAAGTCGATGTGGTGATTAATTATACAAACAAAAAAGCATTTTCTATTCCAGCCGCAACACTAGCTGAAAGAGCTATATCATGTGATTTTAGAAAAAGAGTATTCGAGACCGATGGCTCTTTACGATTAGAAGTATATGCTAAAGTCCCATTTGACTTCATTCTTTATAAAAAATCAACAGAAGCAATGCAAAAGAAAATAGACAAGTTGATCTTAGTAATGGTTAAGGCATTAGGCAAAGAACTTAAGAAAATAGAAGATGCTAAAAACTTTGATAAGATTGAAGAATTTGATATTGGTGGCGTAGATGCTTTACGTCAATTTATGCCATCCGAAACAGATGAAATTATTCAACCACTTCGAAGAATGCTTGGTGACAAATATCACCAATTGAATTCTAGAGAAACAAATAAAACGCTGAAAAACACTGATGATTTTTCAAAGCATGCTAAAAAAATAGGTGCAGTAATTACGGCTATGTCAAAACTATAAAATAGGTCGGCTTCCGGTATAAATACTGAAGCCGATTCCGATCTATTCACATAGGTGGGTTTTCGTCTCATTTACCCATTATAGGAAAATTATGTTAGTAGATACACTATCATTTATGACTGGCTCAACACTCGGAAATGCCCCAGTCGAAAGCGGTTCCACACTTCCATCGACATCAACAGCAGACATAGGTGAATTATATTATTTAACTGGATCTACTTCCAGTCTTTATATTTTTAATGGGGCTTCTTGGCAAACCAGTGCTTCTTCATTGATTACTTCCTTCATGGATAGAATTGGTGCTATTACACTCCAAACTTCAGACATTGTTACAACACTTGGCTTCACCCCGGCAAACGCGGCTACATCAGCCCCACTGTTGTCTCCTGCATTCACGGGAACGCCGTCAGCGCCAACAGCAGCGTTTGGGACTAATACTTCTCAACTAGCCACAACAGGGTTCGTAGTCACACAACTAGACGGTGGTCCTCAATCTACCAATCTAACTGAAACACTAACTATTGCAGCGACAGCCGGAATTACTGCAAGCGGAAACATTGCGACTGGATTAACTTCTAAATTCATGGTATTGATGGTTCAAGCAGTCAACTCACTAACTTCACAAAATTATTCACTTAGTATCTATGATGGTAGTACATCAGGAACTTTATTGTACCAAGCTTCAGGAATTACACAACGGACTTACATAGATACTGGATCTTTCTTTGTGCCTGCACTTAGTACCGGAAATCTATTTGTACAAATAACAAACATTGATGCTGATGCTATGTCTTTAGCAGTATCGGTACTAATAATCAAAATACAATAATGACAGCATTAGTAAATTACACAGATGTTTTATATGTTCAAAGTAACCAAACTTGGGATGGAGTCGGCGCAAATTATATTGATAACAGAACCAAATGGTTCAATTTAAATAATTCCAATCTATCATTG